CCACCCCCAACGGTTCCTGATATATCATAAGAGTCACAGCCAAAAGCTCCAAACCCATCATTACCAGGATATTTAATACCGTTTTTTTCAATAGTATTATTTCTTAATTCTTTTTTAGGCAACCAACTAACGTAAAATCTTCCGTTTTTCGTAGGCGTCCAAACTACTTCCGTATCTTTTATACCGTTTCTCCAAGAAAAACTTCCTCGAGCAACATAACCTTTCGAAGTCATTTCTTCATTATGATCTATTTGCTCGTAAATTTTAGTTAAATTAAATAAAGAGTTTAATGTTTCATCCCTAAATGCGTGTTTTTCGCTTCTAGGAAATTGTCTATAATATTCGTTTAATGCGTCAGCATCGGCTCTAAGCCCTTCAACTTCATTTTCCCAGTGTTCAATGACTCCCGAATAAATGATGCTTCCATCAATTGATTCAACCGGATCTTGTGGGGTATCGAATACAGGATACCCATACTTATTAATAAATCCTTCGTAACCCCATTCCATAGGTATGAACAAAGAATATAATCCACTTGAAGTCTGGCCATTTTTATTTCTTTTAGTAACGTCTGATCCATAGTATAATTTTTTAAAATTATCACCACCCTTGTCTAAAGAATTAGATGTAGAGCCCATCATACATTTACCAACAACCCTTGCGCCTAATCTTAAACAAGTTTTTGTTACACGCCAGTTATTTAATATATTATCGGGTCTTTCCCATTTACCAGATTCATCGTGTACTAATAAAATAAGCTTTTCACCATCATAACTATTATCGCCTGTATTTTTCCAGTCAATAGTTGTGTCAAGCCCTTGCCCTAACAATTCATCTTCAGACTCTTTAAAAGAATTTCTAGTTAGTCTTCTTGAGGGTAGCTTATAAGACAATTCTGTTTTAGGTCTTTCCATACCATCTTGTATGGGTTTAAAAAAGAAAGGGTAGTTTACCGATATAGGAACTACCTTGTCTGTAAACATTTTTTTAGCATCAGCTCCGGTTTTTGATAATATACCGAATCTAGAGTCTCTTGATGTTGTAGCCACGTTAACAGTTTCTGATGATGCCATGAAGCTAAACCCAGACCGTCTATTTTTGAGGTAGCACATTCCGTAACATCTATAATCTGCTTTGCAAGCTTCCCAGAAATAATAGAATATTCTATTTGCTTGTCTAAATTCGGGTGCACCCACGTCAATTTTTGTCCAGTTAAGGTACATATAGTGTGACCCTGTAATGTAACACGGTTCACCGTTGCACATGAACCAATAACCATCATTCCTATGATTAAACTCAGAATCAATATATTTATAGTAATGATCTTTAGTTTGTTCAGAGTGATTTTTAAACTCATGTATTGATCTTATTTTTCTTAACGATTCTGGTCTTTCCCTTCTTATAAATACTTGATCTTTTTGTTTTAACTCTTGACCACTTATTTTATTAGGGGTTTGAGGTATTGCTATCTTAAGACCTTGAATCTCATATATATCACCGACTGTACCGTTTTTACTTATGACTACACAGTCTAAATCTATATCGTAGCCATACTTATATTTTTTAAGTTTATTTTTTTTTATTACTTCTTTAGCCTCGAGGTGATCTTTGGTAATGTTATAAAGTGATTGTTTATACATTATTTTATTCTATCTTCTACACCTAAGAATTTAATTTTATCTTCAGCTTTTTTGCTTGATGACAATTCTTCTATTTTTTCTATAATTTTAAACGAGTCTTCAATTGCAACCCATTTAGCCTGAGCAGCTATTTTTGCTTTTTCAGGTTCTAACTCAACTAAATTAATTTTTTGTTTTATAACTTTGTCAAGTTCTATTAAAGCAACTTCAGCTGCCTCAATTACTTTTTTCCTTCGATCCATATTTTATTGTAACTTGATTTGATAAAACTCTATATAATTTTTCGTTGTCCACATTAAACTCATACTCTGAATCCGGAGTAAAGCCCACCACGTCTCCTATAACCAATCCTAACGACTTTAAATACTTATTGCTATACACAAGCTCACCGAACAATTTTTTTTCCTTTAAAACGCTCCATTTGGAATTGTCTTTTATAGGCTTTACGAAACAATAACTGTCTAAACATTCCCAATTATTATTTCTTTTATAAGCATATATTTGATCAGGAGATACAGTGTATTGATTTTCTGTTATAAAACTAGATGAGTTTTTTTCTTTACCGTAAAGATCAATCCATCTCCTGAATACATTATGATGCAATAAAACTTGATCACCCTTTTTTAACTCTTGATTTCCCAGCATAGGAACAGAAATAACTTCACCTATTCTATTCGTGTACATAAAATCTCTTTCAGATATTTCTGTATTTAGTATAAGATTTTTATCTTTTACTTTAGTAGAATTGTTATATCTATTTCTAGAATATATAATATAATTGTAAAGTGATCGCATTAATAATCTAGATTGTATTCAACTGATACTGCCATGTTTGAATTAAAATGTTTCCATGGAAGTATCTCATCATTTTTTTTAATAAATATTTTGTACGTGCCTTCTTCTTCTAGTATGTCAGATATTATATGACCACCGTAAACTTCTTGGCCAACAGAATAATGCATTGCTTCATTTTTATAATCTTGTCCAATTGATATTTTTCTAATTAATTTCATTTAATTTATTTTAATATGTCCATAAAGTTGTATCAGGCGCGCCCGAATAGCCTATACCTAAATGTATAAAACCTTTTTTACGACTAACACCTATTCTAGTAAAACCAACTTCCATAGCAGCTTTAACCAATCTAAATGTTTTGCCACCACCTACGCTTTCTATATCTACAGCAGCTCCATAAGCATGTTCGCCAGGGCTATTCTTTGCGGCTTCAATAGGATGATCTGGGCTTCTATATGTTGATGTTAACTTTATAGGATTACCATATACTTCTCTTAGCTTGTCAAGCATTTCAAGAAGCTTTTGATCCATCATCTCAAAATTACTAAATTCAGATTCACTAAAGTATTTCATTTTTTATTTCTATCTTTTAATTTTATATAAATATTCATCCCTGTATACAGTATTGTCATTATTAATACTACAGTTTGCAACATGGGGTTAATGTTGGGCATTACTGAGAATGCCACTGCTCCGACATTTATGCCATAAATTTTTAAGTCGTTCATTTTTGATGTTTGCTATTTCCAAATACTTTTTCAACTCCACGCGATCCAAAATAACCGCCAATTACAATAGTAAGAAGACCAGTTATTGAATCTAAAGGGTAGCCCATATACCATCCGGCTACGTAACTTACCGTTAAAAAAACTAAAGTTAAAGGACGAACATTTGCTGCAAGCCATGAACCCGAAGTTGCATCCGCTACCCAGCGTCTTGTTGTGCCATCTATTTCAGCTCTTTCAATATCTAATTTTTTAAGTGCAATTTTTTTATCAGCCTCTGACATATCAGAGCCGCCTATAATAGCTTGTATTACAGAGCCTACAGGCGTATCACCTGCTATTGCGCCAACGACGTTGGGTATTTTTTCTAATAAAAACTTCCCAACGCCGGTATCTTTAAAACGTTTTTTTGCCATATTTAATTTTATTTAAATGCCATATATAAATAAGTTACACCACTTTGATTTGTAGCTCCAAGTGCGCCAAGAAGTGTAAATCCGTCAGAAATAGAATTAAAATTTACACGCATAGTAGATTGAGTTGTTTCTGCGCTTGTATAAGTTAAATTAATGCTTTTATCTCTAGGGTCATAGGGCGATCTTGCTGCATCGTATATTAAAAATGAACCGGCAGCAGTGGTATTTTTTATCATAACCCAAGATGGGGTAAACCCAATAGATACATTATTTGTTCCACCCGTGCCAACATAAGTCCCTATTTTACTATATCCAGCGACCGAGTGCCAACAATAATTAATCATATCATAATTAGTCCAACCCCAGTTGTTTATTGTGGTAGAGTTTGCTGTAAATCCTTGAGTAACCGCGGAAAAAGCTAGAGTACTATTTATTTTTGTCCAATCCCAAGCCCCTGTACCATTCAAGTTAACTAAAACATACCAATCAGTACTAGCAGCTACTCCTTTTTGAATAATTAGCTCAGGGGCCTGGCTCAAGCCATGCCCTACGGTATCAGAATAATTAGAAGTACCTGTATTTCTAACTATTGAAAAGCCTGCGTCGGGGTTTGCGCTAACCGTACTTACGAGTGTTCCGTTTGTGTTTATAGTTAAATGTCCTGGATCACCAAATGTAACGTTTGATGCAGTACCTGAATATGTATCCCCAACATCTCTTGCTCCAGTGCCTAAAGGATATGTGGCAATACAAGATGTATCCCCTAAAATTTGTAAAGTATTTATGGTGCTAGCTGTTTCATTATAAAGCGTTTGTACTTCAGTGCTGGACAAAGACTTTGAAAAAACACGAACTTGGTCCATTTTACCTGTAAAATAACCTTCTTGACCGCCTGCCCCGTTAGTAGCAGCACCTATAAAGTATTTATGATTACTTAAATATATTCTATTTCCAAAACCAGTACCACTATAATCTTGAGAACCATTTAAATACATTTTTAGTGCCCCATTGTCATATGTTACGGCAGCATGATACCATACTCCTTGGCTTAAAGTTGTTGCGCCACTTACGTCTATATCACCATTACTAGAGTAACTAACAAATCTTAATTTACTAGTTCCGTAACCTGCCCAAATATTCCATCCATAATTTACACCGCTAGCGTAATCATATGCGCTAAATGGATTGCCATATGCAGATAAATTATCGTTTCTAAACCAAAAAGAAACAGAAAACTGCTGTGGACTTACGGAATTTACTAGATTATTTGGTAATGAAATATAGGAACTAGACCCATTAAAAGAAGCTGATTTATTTAAAAGACCTCCTGTTTTCCAATTCCAAGCTACTAAAGACTGGTTAGGATTAGCATCGCCTCCCGCAGATAAAGAAAACCCATTATCTTCAAAGGCTGTTAGCTTTCCGTTTGCATCTTGAGCATTAGTTATATTACTCATTAATCTATTTGTAGGACCTCTAAGTACATCAAATAAATTATAATTATAACCACTAGCACTACTAACTTTTATCCAAGTTAAATCTGGCTTAAAGCCTACGCTAGAAACATATTTTGTGCTATTATTACCT